CACATCTATTATCAGACCTTCTGGTGCCATGCGAACTTGACCCTTTCCGATCGGTAAAGAATTGTGTTCATGATTCAGAAGAATCACAGGGTTTCGTTCATAAGACTCCAGCTGCCAGCCTGATTGATTGATGACATCCCCATATCGGTCTGGCCTATCAGTTGAAGCAATGAAAGACAAAAGCTGCTTCTCCTGGATACTTGAATCATTATTTTCTAATCGCTTAGATATAAGCTGCTTGAATATCATATAGAATCCCCTTCAATCAGTATATAAAGGAAAAATATAATCATTTCTATTATTTTTTTCACAGGATAGCGTTGATGGATGCTTCGTTTCTGTATTGATCGCACTTTTATTCGCATTTTTATTTGCAATTACCTTCTTTTTTAAGTATATACATACTTAGAAGAATGATCTTCTGAAACAAAACAAGGCAATAAAATGAATAAGCAAGAACTCCACAATCTAGTTGAAACAGGATTCAAATATAACTGTACCGTAGCCCGAAAAGCTATCAAAGAAGTGAAATCAGCAAGAGTAGAAGAATACAAGAACGAATGGCAATATATCGACGATTGTTTCAGTTATCTAGATTTCAAGATTGAACAGTTAAGCTCTTTCTCTTTTGAGAATGCGAATCCAGAAAAGAAAGACCAAATGATCAAGAAATATCAGACTCTTCTGAATCAACTTGAAGAAATGAAGATTTCTTTCAAAGTAAAAATGAATAATTTTCACAAGTAATCATATAAATCTATAAAACAATCAAAAGACCAGTCAATCTTGACTGGTCTTTCTTCGTTTAGTCAACAATCGGAATCACAGTGCAGCGACAATTGTAGTTTTCCGATGGGTCATCAAAAGAAGCGGGGGCAATTCCTCTTTCCCCTGTCGGAAGAACAAATTCTTCATTGACTCCGACGACCGTCCCGTCTAGATACGCATGGGTATCGCGAGTGGAAGAATCTCTCGCTGATAACCACTGTCTTCGGACTTGTACTCCGAGCTGTGACGCTTCAAGATAAGCCTGATGCGATCCGAGATTCGTTGACCGAGTTGATTCAGTCTGGGCAATCGTTCGTGCAGCTGAAGGTGAAAAGCGATACGCTTCTTGAACTGAAGCAGCGATTGAAGAAACAGATTCACCGTTCAGAAGACCGTCTTCCACTAATTTCGTAATCGCATTTGAACTGGTTCGGATTATCTGGCGACTCATAATTTCAATAACTTGATTCAGTCCCTCTGAAGAGATCGTAATATCTTCAGCTGTCGCCAGACCAGCCTGTTTCAGAATCAAGCGAAGTTCTGATTCTCCACTCTTGTTATACCACTTCTTCCATATGTTTCCGATAACAATTGAACAGATTCGGACTTCTTCATCTTCAGCAAGAAGTGAAGCATAATCAATAACCCCTTTCGTCAAGCTCGGTGTTACATTGTCTTCTATTCTTTGAGAATAGCGTTTCGCTGCACCATCCAGATATGAAACAGAAGCTCGGTTCAGTTCTTTGAAGGCTGGTTCATTATATTGGCGAATATACAATTTCCAGATATCAGCTCGGGCTTTCTCTTTTGTCTGTTTCTCTTTCACTGAATCAATAATGCTCTTCATTTCAGCTTCACCTAGAGTGCCGACGACTAACCATTTGATCTGTGCAATGATACCACCGATTGAAGATATATTCGGTGAAGGAGGGTCTGATTCTGCGAACTGGCCTCCATCTTCAAAGTGGCGAGCAGCCCATGCCTCCCTCTTTCTGATTGCCATTTCTTCGGTGTCAGTTGTCGGTTCTTGAGAACTGCGACGAGCTATCGGAAGAAGTCTTCTGTATTGATTATTCCCTTCAATATTTCCACCCGCTCGCCAGATTTCAGGCCAGTTGTCTTTCAGATCTTCTGCATAATTGATATCAAAGACTTGATAATCGCTGTTCTTCAGGCTCACATCTTGATCTTCTCCATCAGAGGGAAAATTGGTGGGGTCCACATCACCGACAGCTCTTCCCTTGATCTCAAAGGCTGGTGCCTCTTCTCCGAATTCAGAATACAGCTTTTCAATGATTCCATAAATTCTTGTCCGATCTGCATCTGAAATATTGTTCAGATTATAGAATCCCGAATTGAATTTTGGTTCCCTTCTGAGTGCCGAACCAGCTGCGACCACTCCCCTGAAGACAATTTTCAATTCACCGTCAATCAGCTTCGCAATCGGTAGCCGATAACCAGAAGGGTCTTCTTCTCTTCCTCTGTATACGAAAAGAAATGCTTTTGAATATTCAGAGAAGTTATCTTCACCGAGAATCTTGTCTGCCTCTCTTTTGGTGAATCCCCATCCCTCTTCCTTATCAGCTTTAGGGAGTTCTTCATATCCGAATAGAAGATGCCGTTTCTCCTGGGCATTACCTCTTGAAGAAAGAGGGTGATCTTCAGGCAATAGATCTGTATCGTATGGTGTTCTTCTGTATTTCAGATTCCGAAGAGCGTACAGAAGACCGTTCACTCTTGCCATCGCCCACTGTTCAGCACTTCCGACTGTGGGGCGTACGCTGGCGGGGTTCGATTCATAAGCTCCGATCCCTCTCAAGTAAGAAACAGCGAGAAGATATTTATCAGTCTGTTTTCTTGAATCGTCACCGACTTCTTCAAGATGCTCTGCGACCTTCTTCTCCAGTGCTTTCTGTGTATTGTCGTTCAGTGAAGAGAATGCTTCTTTCCGATTCTCATAAGTGGAACGATCTTCTTCAGCCTTCTGAATCCCTTTCGTGTATATCTGTGCCAGAAGAGAGCGAGCATCTTCTGCTGTTTCATCAGTATTATCTGATTCAGAACCTTGAATATCTTCAGGATTGTCAAGCCCCTCGTATTTGTATGCAGCACGAGGCGAGATTCCATTCAAGATATGCAGCTGAACCCGATTCAGTTGTTCAGTTCTGGCTTCTTGAAGAGCCTCAACACCCGAATAATCATGTTCAAATTGAAGATCTTCTTCAAAGCGTTGTGCGATCGCTGTGAAGAGAAGAGCTAGACGCTTCCCTCTCTTCGTTTGCACACTCCAGTAGTTCCGAGCTTGCTGTCTTGAAAGAGCGTAGTTCGCTGAAGGCAAGCCTAGAACACTGGGAGGGACTCCAGTGACAGCTGAAATGGATTCTCTCGCCATTTCTCTTGCCTTTGTATATTCCATTTCACGAGGCGACAGCTGGAGTGTTTCAACCTTTGAAAGACCAGACAAAACCATCGCACCGCCTTGTGCTGATAATTTCTTGTACTCTGAAGCGATTTCTCTTCGCATTTCTGGCCCCCATATATCAGCGGGGTCGCTCGGTGAAATCAGCACATCTGGCCTAGCTTTTGCTGAAGCATCTGAAACAAGATTCTGTGAATTGATATCAGCCTTCAGTTCTCTAGCGAGTGGTTCAATCGCACCAGTGCCGAGAAGCTGTTCAGGACCGTCAGCCCATGAAGCAAGCCGTCCATGAATAATTCTTTCTGGTGGATATATGACAGATTCTCCACCACTATTCAGAATATAGCCACTGATTCCCTTCTGGTCGGTGGCGACTCTTACATTCTGAGGGTGCAGTCTGACTAGACTGGTGGGCTTCTCTGTCATGCCTAGAAGGAGAATAAAACAGTTCCCTGTCAGAATCAGATCGGTGCACAGCTGTTCTCGAAACAAGAATCCATCAGTCGCACTGTTCGGATTATTCATCAAGTCGATCACAGGGTGAGATTCAATCAAGATACGATCTTTCCCTTTCAACAGCCTCAAGTGAAGAGCTGCGAGATCTTGAGAAGCACGACTGACAGCTGCATATGTGTATCCATGTCCAGCATATGCCGACATGGCTGCCTCTGGTGAATAGGTCGGTCTGACTCCCTGAGGCTGTGCAAAGGTCGCACCATGCTTCTGTTCAATCGGTTTATTTTCAACAGACTGAAGTGCTTTAGTTTCAGCTGGTGCAAAGAAGTTGATAATCTTGAACCATAAATTGTTTTGTGCTTGATCTGACATATTATTCTCCACTTATTGGATATATATCAATTTTTATGGAACTTCGTTCTGATTTCTTCTCTTCTCTTTTGGCACCATACCACTTATGCGTAATCATCCCGACGACTTGAGAATCATCTTTCAAGACCTTTGCATCTTGAAGACCGTCCAGAACTGCCTTCACTAGATTGTCAAGATCTGGTTTCGTCCCTTTCAAGATTCTTTCAGAAGGGTCTTTCTTTCTCATGAGTGAATTCGGTCTTAGAAAGACAAATTGGATTTCAATGAAGACAGGCTCTTCTATTGTCTTGCCTTTATACTGTTGACGAACGAAGATCTTAAACTGGTTCTTCCACTGAAGATAATTTGTCGGCATGTAAGCGAAGCGACCAGCGACTCTAGGTCGGGGGCATGACATAGCCTTCATTTCAAGATTCATGGATATTCGTTCAGTCAAGTCATACATGTTTT